GTACCATCTGTTTGTGTAGCGATAGAACCCATTACGACTGGATCTTGTGCACTCGGTCCATCTCTAAAGAATCCTATAACCCATGAACCAACTTGTAGATTATGGTTCATACCAACACCTTTTATAGAACCGGAAGTTGCTGGCATCATTACAGTTGCCCATGGCAATTCATCATCTTTGGCATCGTCATAAAAACCAAGACAGTTTACCTTTACACGATTTAAATATTCAGTATCGTTTATATCTTTTACAATACCCGTAAACCATGTGAACTCTCCACCTATAAATTCGTCGTTACGCACCTGTAGGTACCTCTTCAATTATTGGGGTGATATCATTTAAATCTGCTCCAAAAGAATCCGTTTTTATTCTTACGTCCATAATGTATTCGTCTCCAAATTCGTGGGTAATACTTGTTACCAAATATTTACCTGTTAATACTCTATCGGTTGGTACAGAAGCACCTTCTAAATTGGTCTTCAAGAATTTAACATGCACCACAGCCCCAGGTTGTAAAGTAAAATCACCAGCAAGTTCAATATCGTGACTTAATATGGACTCGTTAGCTAGATAACCATAACTCTTATTAATATTATCCTTTAACGGGCTGGAGTAATTATCCTTATTACCACTATTTAATGATATAAAATAATTCTTACCAGTATCGCAGTTATTGAGAGGTCTGCCTCCAAATTGTTTAAAGTCCCTTTCTATAAAAGGTTTGTGTTGATTTAATTTTTTCAAGGACTTATATTGCCATTTTGTAGTTTCATAATTTTTATTGTATATGTCTATTTTATGTGTCTGTGAGGCGAATGCTCCTTCACCTGCGGATATGTATTTTGACATATTTAAATCTGAAGATAGTTTCCTTATTCTTCTTTTTGCTTCTTTATAATATTGTTCTGATCCAATTGTTTCTTCAAAGTAGGCGTCGTGTATATATGGATCGTCCACTGGGTTATGAGGATCTGCCTCGATTAATTCACCGTACGATTTAAATTTTACTCCATCTCGTACCGTTTCGTAAAAGTAATATGGAGAACTACTTGCATCAAACGAATTTTGGACTAACCATTTTATTGCGGCATATGGTCTTAATCTTGGATAAATACCTTTTATATTATTTGAATCAGTATTAATATTATCTGTCTTTTTAATTCCTAAATCACTAGAACATATCTTTTTAATTAAATTTCCAGTAGTGTTTTCAAATGCCCTTGAAATTGTTTTTGTATTATTCACCAACATATGTTCTGATAGACATTTAAATTCGTATGTTGCAGAACCTGGTAGAGCTCTTGAATAATTTTTTATATCAGCAATGTAGGTATCAAATTCTATTTGTTCTCTACTCTTACTATCACCTTCCTTTCTACCAATTTTTATATGTATTCTTTCTTGGCCGCTTAATTTTAATTCTTCTATTAAATTGGATGCATCGAGAATAACCAAATCCGTTTGTACCGATCCTGTATAGATACTTTCTGTTACGGTAATCCTACTTACCATTCCTCTAATATCTAGTTTATTGTTTTCATCTAAATTACTATAGAGTATTATTTGTTTAACAATATAACCAGTGGGAGTTGCCGGCGTTTCTCCATTTAAAAGTTTTGAAGTATTTTTAACCATTAATTATTACTCACTGTTAAGAACAGTTTCAAACATATCAACAAACTTGTTTATATAATCTGGCGCTACTACTCTAATTTGTGACCTTGAATCATTTGTCTCTTCCAGATATGCTCTATTACTAACGTAATTTAAATCACTATCTGGAGTTGCGCCTTCTATCATTCTTGCGTTATCTGCAACTCTCTTTTCTGGATCTGTCTCGTCATACCAATAATGAGGCGCGTCAATATACTTAAATACTTCCCACGTCTCTACAGCATCAGAACTTGTAAATCCAGTAACCTGTTCTTTAGGTACGTTACCAATCCCTTTGGATCCAATAAACGCTCCACCCAAAATGGTTGAATCTGACGCACCCGTATGTGGATGAACCCCTGCAGTTCCAAGTGTAACGTCTTTTACTATTAATTGATTTAAATCTGTTATTTTCTTTGAAAGTGTTCCTTTACAACCAGATATATTACCCGTAATTACTTCTCCGATATTAAATCTACCAGCTAGTGAATTTTCATGGTCGGTAATTAATAGGTCGGAGTTTCTTCTGATGATAGGTTTTGCAGCTTGTATTGCATAACCATTATATTCTGTATTCATATACAACTGTAAATCTTCTTGTGATAGTGGCCATGATGCCAATCCATCGTGTAAAAAATCATTGACTATAAAAAAGGTCCAATAAAAGTCTGGAGTTCCATATAACCTATCGGAAACAATATCTGGTCTTTCTCCATTCTTTATGGTATAAAATTTATATGCTGATACATCATCAACAAAATTTTGTAGTGGTCTTACAGAACGATAAAGGTTAACGATATTTTGTAATACACCATCGTTTCTTAAATCGTATCCAACTTTTGGAAATAAACTAAAAAATGCCATTTTATCCTCTGTTCTTAATTCTATCTATGGGACCGAAAGTATCCGAATCCGAATACCCAATATTTGGACTCCTTATAACCTCATCTCTATAAAGGTCTGATCTTAGGAGTGGTTTTGTTTCTTGGAAAGTAAGAGCCATATCTACTTCTACAGGTTGACCATCATCGTGAAACGCATTAGTAGTAGAATTATATGTTGTGGTACAATTGACTAGATATGTTTCCATAATCTTTGGCATATACTTATTTACTTTACCACCATTAAAAAATCCTATATTAAACTTTGCTGGATACTGTAATGATGCAGCACCTGCCTTATCTGGATATAAGTATTTTCTAAATACGTTTTCTATAATTGCAGCCATGTCTGCTTCTTCTTTGTTCTCTGATACAAGTTTAAAGGTGAATCCAAAAGACCTAATATTGGAATTGGTAAAAGTCGTTTCGGTAAATGGGTTAACGGCAACTCCTTGTTTAAGAGCAGCTGCTCCTGTCAGGGCACCAACCGGTGCGCCAGTTGTTGCATCTAAAAATGTACCTCTCGATGCCAATTGAGCAATAGCATCTGCAGTGGTTATATCTTCAGTAGAGTTTCTCTGGGTCGCTCCGATAAGGCCTAAATCCATAGTACCATAACCAGCAGAGTCTGGTACAGAAAATCCTTGTGGTACAAATAAATTAATAGAATCACATTCCACTTGTTTTCCGTGATTGTCGATTTTAAACCGAACATGTGATATTCCTTGTGCAGCTTTGCCTCTTAAAGCCATTGGGAAGTATAAAATTGATCCTGACATATTTTTTACCTTATAAATAATTATTTACAGTATAAGAGTATTTATAATGGCTTACAAAGGGAAATACACAATTAAGAACACTAAAAAATACCTAGGTGATCCTACTAAGGTTATTTATAGGTCCCTGTGGGAAAGACAGGCATTTAAATGGTGTGAATCAAATCCGAGAGTAAAGAAATGGAACTCGGAAGAGATTGTTGTACCCTATAAATGTAAAACTGATAATAAACTTCATAGGTATTATGTCGACTTATTGGTTGAATTGGATAATAAAGATATTATTCTGGTAGAAATTAAACCAAAACGAGAAACGGTACCTCCAAAAGGTAAGAGAAAAACCAAAAGATATATCAAAGAGGTTACAACCTACATCAAAAACACTTCTAAGTGGGAAGCGGCCACACAATATGCCAATCATAAAGGTTGGAAATTTCAAATATGGACCGAGGACACTTTAACCAATCTGGGAATAAAACTACTTAAAGGCTAGTATAAATACTATTATGGCTAGTTTATTCGACACATTACAGGCAAACGCACAAAGAGCAGGTGTTACTGCTAGGACAAGACGTTCACAATTATGGTTTCAAAAGAATGTCAAACAACTTGCAATACCTGATAGAAAGAAATTATTAAAGGACCCTGCATTGGATCCAGGATCAGAGGGCATTGCTGGTAATATGTATATGTATTTCTATGATCCAAAATTAAAAAATGAATTACCATATTATGATAGGTTTCCATTAACCATTATAGTACAGCCTGAATCCAATGGGTTTAGTGGACTTAATTTACATTACCTCTCGCCTGGAGTCCGTGCGCGATTCCTAGATGAACTAATGGCGACGGCACCAAAGAACATTAACGATACAACAAGATTAAAATTAAGGTATAAATTACTGGCCGCTTCAAAGAAATATAAAGAATTCAAACCATGTTGGAAAAGATATTTAGGAAGTAATGTGAGATCAAGAATAGTAAGAGTGCCTATGACAGAATGGGAAATTGCAGTATTCTTACCTGTACAACAGTTTGCAAAAGTCAAAGACGTTACAGTCTGGAGAGCATCAAGAAGAAGTTATGGAGTATCAGGAGGACGATCAAGATAATGTCTATAGACACTTTAAAAAGCACAATTAGTAAAAGAGGTGGTCTTG